AACGCCCTGTCAATCGGGATCTTTTTGCCGTCCTCTTCGATCTCATCCCCGTACTGTTGCTGTAACGCCAGCGCCAGTGCCTCAGCCATATGCCGGCGCGTGAACACCCCGAACAGCGCCTCGGCGTATGGTTCCCAACCAGACAGAAGCCGTGCCAGGAACTCTTGCTTCCATAGCTGAGCCTCACGCGCATCGGCGAACTCGTCCGGGACGCCGCGTTCCCTCAAGTCCTTCATTGCGGCTTCAGAACAACGCGCCATTGCCATGGCCGCCTTGTTCCGGGTAGTGGCCAGCGAGAACGTCGGTGTGTCCTTGCGGACTAGCGCCTCGAATTGCGCCTGGTGCCACAGGTTCAGCCTGGGGACCTCAATCTCGGTCCCGCCGACATTGAACTTGCGGACGTGCGCCTCTTTGGACGCCGCCCGATACGCCTGTAGTAGGTTCGATTTACTCATTTTTTCTCCTTGGCTTGTTTAGCGACTTGTTTAGCGAGCTTCTTTCGTGCTAGATCCAGCATCTCTTGAGCCCGCTCATCCCAACAATCCATCTCAATCTCAATGCATCCCTCGGTAGATGTGATCATATGGCCACGGCGCAGCGCCGCCTCAGCTGCAGCCCAGTCCTTAGCTGCCAACCAGAACTGTCCCATACGGATCCAAGTCTCGCGTTGCCACGGAGCCTCCCCGAGCGACCTCAGCATCCAGATAAGAACCTCGTCCGCTGGCCGCCCTTGGGCCCCCTTACACGCCGCGATCAGGCGACACACGGCGGCGCGGAGCACGCTCCACTGGTCTGTATCCTCTATCGGAGGGTCAATGTACCCCGGCACCAAGGCTAGGAACCAGTGCGCCCATTGCTCCGCCTCAGCATACCTCTTCTGCCGCGCCAGCTCAGATGCGTAGTAATGAACCATCCGCGGATTTTCCACATACTGATCCATCCACATCTCATAGATCGGCAACCTGTTCTCGGTTCTATCCCGCTCAATGTCCGGGTAATGGCGGATAAGTTCGTCCTTGATGAGTATAGCTCGCTGCTCCTTAGGGTCCTCCGGTTCTAGAACCTCGTGTATCGGATAATTCCACCTATAACCATGCCGCGCGTGTACCTTGAAGCCCCAGATCACAATCCGCGGTTTCGTCTGCTCCGGATCTGTCCAGTCCGTTGTGAACGGGTACCGTAACACGGTAGTGCCTTTCACCCAATTGCGCTCTACGATCTCCCGCCATCCTGGGACAAGGACCTCATCTAGGTCCAGACATACGCACACGTCGGCGTCTTCTGGAACGTAGTCGAGGCTGATGTTCCTGGCCGTGTCAAAGCGCCACGGGACCACCGAGATACGTTGTACGTTCGCGCCTCGCCGGCGCAACATGTCAACCGTATCATCGGTGGATCCCGTGTCGCTGATATAAACACCATCCGCGTCTAGGGTCGAATCCATGAAGCGCGCGACGTTGCGCTCTTCATTCAGACTGATCCCGTAAACACAGATGTTCATCCTCACCTCCTGCTAGTTAGCCACCGCCGAAGTGAATCCAACATCGCCCTCGACTGTGAGTGTGAGATCGCCCTCGCGCACGCCCTCTAGAGGGAACCGTTGCGTGATCCCTGAGATATACGCCCAGAACTCCCACCGCTCATGAGTCGTGGTATTGACGTAGAGCATAACGTATACCGGTTCTTGCTCTGTGATCTTGTACGTATCATCGGTAGACCAGAACGTGCGCACCGTGATCGTCTCCCCGCTCCGCAGGACCGGGTAGTGAGATCTGAACCCGCTGTTAGCTGCCGCCGACGCGAACGTGGTGATGTCTTGAGTCTGAACGGTGATGGATGCGCTCAGCTCCCCGGTCGCTCCGAGGATTTGCTGCAGCAACATCAGACCGCAGTCGTCTATGTACCACGTCTGAGATGCATCAGAACTGAACGTATACACGATCTTCTTCGTGTCTTTTGGAGCGGTGATGCGCATTGACCACAGACCCCAGCCGTTCTCAGAGTATGAGGGTGTGCTTGTAATGGTCATCGTCTTCGTGGCGATCGTATCATCAACATCATCCTTGAATACGACAGTTAGGAGCGCAGACTTCCCGGTCTGCATCTTCGCCCACACCTTGGCAACGCAGTCTACATTACTTGCGAGAGCCGAGGCCAGAGTAACTGTCTGTGACAAGCTGGCCCCGGTTCCTGCATCTGTCCCCTTGGCAATGAATCCGCTTCCGCCGCGGGATCCGCCGGATTGGGCAATTACCGTCCCGGTGGCGCTCCAGCTCGTTAGCGTTCCGGACTCAAAGCCTGGATCGTCCAGTAGGTTCTGCTTGACAGCAGCGCCTACTGTCCGCCCCACCGAGCGGTAGATGCCCGCGAGATAACCCTGGAGCGCCATCGGCTATCTCCTAGCTCCCGAAGTGGGTTGCCGGTTCGCCGTTCAGCAATAGACCGTAATCGTACGACACCGCATCGTCTAGCGGAGCGCGCAGCGTGCAGCCGGTAACAAGATACGTTGCCTGCCACACTACAGCCGATGCCGAACTGTCTACCAAGCGTATCGCCACTCCGTTTGCATCTCCGATCTTGCTCTGCAGGAAGGTCCGCGCTAGGGCCTGGGCCGTATCTCCACCCGATAGGACGTTGACCGTCACGTTCTGTGCTTCGTACAGCGTCAATAGGTGTGTCCGCCATGGTAGCGATGAATCTCCATGCGCCGTGATGTCAACAGACCCGTGCACTTGATTGACTTCCGGGAACGAGCCCCCGCGGATGCGCAGGGGATGCCAGGAACTCGAACTTGTTTCAACTTCGATCAGATAGTTATAACCGCGTTCTGCCATCATTCACCTCCTCACTGAGCCAACATGACCCAGTACCTCCGCATTCCCCGCCATATCTTGGTGCCGCTGACCTCTTCAGAGATCACGCCACCGGCTACGTCGGGGAATATCTTAGCCGTGCCCCATCCCGATACGGTTACTTCCGCCTTGCCAAGGCACGCGAACACCGCATCGTACAGCGCCACGGCACCAGTATACGTCGTTGCCCACACGTCCACCTGCAGCCTCACTATGTTCAGCTGCGGATCCGATACAGCATAACAATACTCCTGCCTGTCAGTCAACGGACAAACGTAGGTGATGTACGGATACGCTGGGTTGTCCGCCGAACCCATCGGGTACACCCTGGTCGTGATCGCCTTGACGGCCGGGTCGGTAATCAAAAGATTACGGACCGCAGCCGCCAGCGGACCCGCCCAATCGGCCACCTACGTCACCCCCAATATCCGCTTGACATCATCTCGTGTCCCGTCCAACGTTAGCGTCAACCATGGCCTCGGCGCCATCCTAGATGTCCCGATCTCCAAGTACAGCGCGTAATCGAGCGGCTTGCCGCCACGTTCCTTCTCTAGAACGCCGAACCGACCCGTGACGCCGCTCTTGTCAATCTCAACGTCAAAGCCGATGGAAGCGCGCAGGTGACCGGTAACAATTCCAGGAAACCCGCCTTCCGGACTTGGAGTGCCGTGATACATGTTCGTCTTGGCGTAGTCCGTGCAGAACGCAACGGCATCCCGCATCCGGTTAGCGGCCTCGCGGTCTACTAGCGCCTCAAATTCCGCGCTATTCCATTCTACCTGTACTACGTGCGGCTCAGGCATCGGTTCCCTCCAGCCGAACGACGTGACATTCCAGATGATGCCCCATTCCGTCAACGTCGTCAGCGGAGAGGACATCATAGTACCGCCCTTGCCAGAGGATTCGGTCGCCAGGAGCGACATCTATGTCTGCCGGTAATACTACCATATGCGTAGCAACCCGTGCATCGGCCCCCCCGGCCACCTGTATCGCCTCGCGCCTCGCGTAATCGCCCATCACGACACGGCACTTCGCACCGCGGTCAGTCCGCGACCAGGCGGGGATCTCCTCCCCGTAGTCGTTGACAGTCCGCACTGCCCGGTAGATGTCGCAGGTCGTGTTCAGCCCCAGCATCAGACCGTCACCCTCTTGTACCTGTCCAGCCGCAAGAGGAGATCCTCATTGATCCTAGGGCCGCCTCCGCTCATTGCCCACGGTACCGTGGAGCCGAACGTGACGCTGTAATTGCCGAGGGAGAATTGCGCCGCTCCGCCAGCCTCGCGGTACGCGTTGTGAATGACAAGCAGCTGCCGACACGCTAGCTCAAGCACAATCTCCTTCAGCTCGGCTGGGATCGGTATGTGATTACCGGACTCACCCGAGGACTCATCTGAATAACCGCCGATGTACTTGATCTGCACGGTCAGCGCATCTGTCTGATAACGTTCCGTTGTGCTAATCAGCTCGCCTTGCTGAGAACTTAGCCGTATATAGCTCGGGTAGACCGCGTAGTCGCCAGTTGAAAGTTCGGCATCGCCGACAAGGATCTGCTCCACAGTAACGATCGGTGGCCGAGTGACGGAGATCACGGGTGAATAGTCGTGC